CGATGACGGCCAGCTTGTACGGGACGATGGTCTTCTTGCCGAGGGTGTGGTTGGAGACGGGCTTGGCGCTGGTCTCGTCAACCCAGTTGGCCTGCGGCTCGCCGGTGATGGTCTGGACCTTCAGGCCAGTGCCGGGGATGGTGATGCGGCGGGCGGAGCTCATGAACGCGGAGTCCTCGATGGTGGCTCCCCAGATCTCGGCAGAGACCTCCTCGGGCAGAACGACGTTGGTGGTGCCGCGGTTGATGTCGATAGCGGGCATGGTTGCCCCTTTCTGCTAGTGCGCGTTCGCCAGTGCCTCGGCGAACAGCTGCGCGTTTGTCTTCTTGACAGCGGCACGACCGCCGCCGTCGTCGGTGCGGGTGGGATGGACGGGCATGAGCTTCAGCAGCCTCTTGGCCTGTTCCAGCAGCTCGTCGGCATCGGCGCCGTTGAGCATCTGGGCGACCTCGAGCGGAATTCCCGCCTTCTCGGCGGCGGCGCTCACGTCCGCGCGGCGCTGGGCCTCTGCCTTGAGCTGCGCCAGCTCCTGCTCTGCCCTGGTCGCGCGTTCGGTCGCCTCAGAGAGCTGCGAGCCGTCCACGAAACCCTCGTACTTCCTGCGCTCCTTCACGCGGGCGTCGCCGACCATGCGGTTGACTTCCTCCTGCGTGAACGTGCGCTGCCCAGACGGCTCAGCTGAGGCCGTCTGCGCTTCTTCCGTGCCCTGCCCGATGGCAGTGTTCTCGTCGGCCATGTGGCCTCCCTTCCCCGCCCTAGCGGGTGTTCGGCGCAGAGGTTGACCGCCCTCCGCGTTGGCGTGATATGAAAAAGGCCCCTTGCGGGGCCTGATTCAACGGGTTGGGTTGTGCGTTCGCACAATGGATAGAGCGTCGGTTTTATGCACGATGGCGGTGTCTGGCCGCACTGGACGCGCGGGCATATCCGTCCATGACCGCCTTGCGCTCGTCGGCGACGGACGTGCCGTTGCGCTCGGCGCGCTCCTCGGCGATCTCGTCCACGCGCGCCTGCCAGCGGTCGTAGAGGGCGCGCGGGTCGTACCCCTCGACCGTGGACGAGCGCCACGAGGGCACGATGCGGCAGTCGCAGTTGGCGTGCGCGTGGCTCGCCGCGACCTCGTTGCGGTACACGAAGCCGCGCGACGCCAGCATGAGGCAGAAGTCGCACGTCTCGGAGCCGCTGGGCACGCGGGCGAACCTCGGCTTGACGGGGTCGCGCCTGCCGTTCTCGAGCACGGTGGTGGCGGCGGCGACCTTGACCTCGTAGTCCAGCCGCTCGAGGCACCTGTCGGCGAATGCCTGCTGGTCGCCGTCCACGAGCGCCTGGGCGAACGCCCTCACGGCGCCCTCGGTGGCCTCTGGCACGCGCCCGCTGGTCGCCAGCGCGCCCATGCGCTCTCCGATGGCAAGCTCGCGCAGGCCGTCGTAGAACTCGGCGGCGAGCGTCGCGGCCATGTCGGTCGCCCCGCCGCACAGCGCCTGCATCACGGCCACCACGCGCGCCCTGACCTCGGCCACGTCGCCAGACAGGTCGATGGACGCCAGCTCGTCGGCCAGCCGCTCGCGCGACGCCTGCGAGACTCGGTTGAGCGCGGACGTGAAGCGGTCCACGTACTCGCGCGGAACCTGCGCCATGCGCTACTCGCCCCCGCCGAAGAGGGCGCCGAACGCCGCGCTGGACGCGGCGCGCACCTCGTCGCTCTTGACGGCGTCCAGCTGCTCGTCGGGGACGCCCAGCATGCGCGCGGCGTAGTCGGTCTGGCCGAAGCCGGGGCGCACGCTGGACACCTGCGTGACGAAGTTGGACATCTCGCCGGGCGTGCGCAGCATCGGCGAGCCGAAGCGCGCGGACAGCTTGGCAAGCTCGGGGTGCTCGGCGAGCAGCCTGTCCACCGTCGTGTTGAGCTGGACGGCCAGCGCGGCGAGCGCCACGCTGCGCAGGACGGGCTGGTCCTCGCGGATGTCGCGGGCGGCGAGCAGGCAGATGTCCTCGCGGGCGGCGCCGATGGCCTCCGCGCTGGACGGGTTGTCCTGCACGATGCCCAGCGAGTTGAGCGGCACGCCCGTGGCGCCGGAGAACTGGCACGCGAGGGCGCGCAGCTCGTCCACGAACGGCTGCGGGGAGTTGCCCGAAAGCTGCTGGACGGTCGCGCGGGACTCGCCGCTCTCGTCGGCCTCGGTGGCGATCACTCGGTCGAGCTGGTACTTGAGCTTGTCGCCCGTCACGGCGTCGAACTGCTCGGGAAGCAGGTTCAGCATGACCAGCTTGGGTATGGAGTAGTACGCGCCCGAAATCTGCATGTGCCACATGCAGCGGATGGCGTCGTCGGTGAGCGTGCGGACGAAGCGCGAGACGCGCGTGCGCCCGAACGCGTTCATGGTGCCCGTGCCGTCGTGGGTAAAGACGTAGAGCGACGGCCTGCCCTCGGGCGTCGCGCCCGACTCGGCCACCCACTCGCCCGCCGCCACCTGGCGGAGCTGCACCACGTCGTTCGGGAGGTGCAGGTTGACGATAGTGGGCACGGCCTGCGGGCCGCCCCACTGCGTGCGCTCCACGCGGGCGATGGCGAGGCCCGCCGCCACGGTGCCGTCGCGGCCGTCTGGGGACGGGATGGCGGTGAACGTCTCGGCCGAGTGGAAGCGCACCACCGCGCCGCGCTGACGGCTGCGCGTGACCGTCGCGGCCATGCAGCCGTAGAGAAGCTTGGGCACGAGGTGGCGGTTGTAGGCGTTGCGCAGGTTGCTCTCGCGCTCGATGGCCTCGAGGGCGCCCACGTGCGCCTCGTCCATCCCCTCGGGGTAGGTGAACCCCTCGAAGGTGATCCTGTCGGCCAGCGCGTCCACGGCCTTGGCGGGCCAGTGGCACGTCTGGTCGTTGTCCACGTCGGCCCCGACGCCGTAGTCCGAGACGCTCACGCGCCCGTCGTAGTAGCGCCTGAGCATCTCGTTGTGGGCGACGTGCGACTCGTACTCGTCCACGAGCTGCCCCGCCCACCACGCGGCCTCCGCGGAGAGTCCGCGCGCGGTCCTGATGCCGTCGAGCGTCACGCCCGCCGTGGCGATTGGACGCCACGCGTCCGGCTGGTTCGTCATCCGACCCTCCCTCTGCGCCTTGGGTCGCGCTTGGTCGTTCGCGCCGCCCACATGGCGAGCGCGCAGGCGTCCAGCCTCTCGGGGCACTCCCCGCCGAAGCCGAAGCCGCCGTCCTTTCCTATCGGTCGCCTCGTGGCGCCCAGCGCGCTCTCCGCGAGCGCGGGGTCGTCAAGGTGCGTCAGCCTGCCGTCGTTCACGGCGTTCACGAGCATCGCGTCTGCGGCGATAGCGTCGCCCGTGCGGACCACCATTACCGCGTTCTTGGGCATGCCCGCCGCGACGAGCTGCTGCCCGAGGTCCACGGCGTCGGCGCGACCGTCGATGGCGACGGCGGCCGCCTTGTCCCTGCGCGTCGCCAGCCAGTCCACGAGCCACCCGATGCCAACCACGGTCGGCTCGGTACGGATGAACTCGACATGGCAGCCGTCCTGCGTGGTGACCGCCGCGGCCAGCGACACGCTGCGCCCGTCCGACGTGAACCTCACGCCGTAGGCCAGCTTGTCGTGGCGCTTTGGCGGCGCGCCCACGGTGGCGTGCCACGCCATGCTCGTTATCAGGAAGTCGGCCACGCGAAGGCTCGGATTCCACCGCCCGAGGTACTCGCGGGCGAAGCTGTCGGGCTTCATCACGTATCCGTCGATTGCGTCGAGCATCACGTCCTCGCGGATGCGGTACCCGAGCGCGGGGTTGGTGCGGTACGCCAGCTCGAGCGCGGCGGCGCGGTCCGACAGATCGGGCACCTCGTCCACCGCCCACTCCATCCACCACATCGACCCCGCCTTGCCCGCGTGAGCCGCCTCGTGGTAGTCGGCGAACACATCGCCCGCGCACTTCTCGTTGGGCGGCGTGCCGACGAATATCATCTGCGGGTCACCCGACTCGGACGCCAGCGTGGTGGGCTTGATGGCGTCCAGCTGGTCGTAGGTCAGCTCCTGCGCCTCGTCCACGATGATCACGTCGTAGGTCTCGCCGCGCGCGCCTGAGTTGGTGCGCGTCTGGAACTCTATGCAGCCGCCGTTGGCGAAGTAGACGCCCTCGGTGCCCGCCGCGCGGTAGATGCTCTTGACCCTGCGCGAGAGGTCGGGCGTGCCCTCTATCTCGTCGGCGATGAACTTGAACATCTTGCGCACCGTCGAGCCGTTGTGGGCCGAGTAGAGGACGTGCTTGCCCTTGGCGGCCATCGTGATGGCGTACTTGCGCGCCGCGAAGCTCTTGCCGTTCTGGCGCGGCTTGGATATGCAGATGGTGCGCGACGCGAAGCGGTTCTCGGCGTCGCGGGCCATGAACAGCGTCAGCTCGCGGCGCTGGCACGGGTAGAAGCACGTGCCCCACCGCTCGAACACGTCGCAGAGGCGCTCGCCGCTGCTGTGGTCGTAAGGCCCCACCGTCTCGAACGTCGGCTGCTGGTTGCCGTACCTCACAGCTCGTCAAGCACGGCGTCGAACTCGTCAACGTCGGCGTCGGGGTCTTCCATCGCGTCCAGCTCGCCCATGACCTCCATGAGGCGCTTGGATAGCGACGCCATGTCGCGCCCGCTCTCACACGTCTGGATGGTGCGGGCTATCGCGTCGCGCAGGGCAACCAGCGTCGCCCTGCGGTCGCCCGATGCCGCGGCAGATACGAGGTCCATGCCGTCACCTCCCATGTGGAAACAGCGTCCGCCTGAAGTGGCCCT